CGATAGCCGGTGGGGTGACCATGACAGGTCTCCTCACTTTATCAGGGGCTCCCAGTGCTGCGAACGGTGCCGCAACCAAAGCCTACGTGGACGGACGCACTCCAATTACTGTTGATGCACCTAATGATGGTCAGTATTATACTCGACATAATCTTGCCTGGGCCGTGGCTCCAGGTGGTCTTACAGATGCTCCGTCAGATGGTTCTACCTACGGCCGGTTGAATGGTGCGTGGTCCAATGTTATTGATGCAGGAACATTCTAATGGCGACTAATCCTATTAAGCTCCTGCGTTCCCTAACCGCGGGCAACCGGCCTTCTGGCCGTGTTTATGGTGAGCCATATGTGAATCTGGCTGATGGTCAGCTCGGCATTATCAACAACTCTGGTGGTGCCCAGGACTTAATCGGCGTTCCAATATTTTCGGCCAATGCGAGCTACCCGGCTAATTCCACAGTTAACTATGGAGGTCTGCTTTATACGAACCCAAGTGCGGTGACACCTGGAGCCTTTAGCCCATCTCAGTGGAATGCTTATTCTCAAGTCCCATTGTTTTCGACAGGTGGTGTCGGTAATATTCTACTAAATCCTGACCATGCGGTTAATCAGTTTCAGCCGGGTTATTCAGGTGGTCTTACTGCTGGAGCTTCTAAATATTATTCTGATCAATGGTGTCTGAGTGCGAATAATAACGCACAGGTTGGAGGACAGGTTACAGGACAGCCACCGAACACTGGTTATGTGAATTGTCTGGCAATGGTTAATGAAAAGACTATTGCAACTCCGGCGGCTGCTGATCTTGCTTATATATTTCAGCCGGTAGACTCGACTTATATGATGCGTTTAGATTGGGGCAACCAATCTCAAGGCCCGTTTCCAAGTCCACAGCCAGTTGTCATTTGCTTTTGGCTCAATTCAACTGCTGCTGGAACATACGCTCTTTCAATTAATAATGCTCAAGCCTCATCATCTATTGTATTTGATATCACTATTACAGCCGCGAATGTTTGGCAGTTCTTTAGTGTGCTTGTGCCTCCTGATACTGGTTCTGCCTATAGTCTTGGTGGTGGTCAGAGGCAAATGACAGTTGCTCTCGCCTTCGGTGGTGGAGCTAACTGGAAATGTACAGCCGGACAAATTGGTCAATGGGTTGCTGGACAGAGTAGGTATCTTACACCAAATACATCTGGGGCTTGGCTTGCTGCACTCAGTACCGTGTATATGACTGGCATGGTGATGTTGCCAGGGAATCTGGCTCCTTCTTCAGCTAATCTGCCCATGCTTTTTCGACCCATTAGTGATGAGACATTTCGGTGTTATCGTTATGCCATGTATGCTGATGGGGGTATCTATGTTGCTGGAGCGCTCGCTGGTCAGACGTGGGGAGCTATTGTTAATCTTCCTGTTGTTATGCGAGCTCCGCCAACAGTCGCATATTTTCAGACAAATTCATCAAGTGGATTTACGATGCCACCTTCTATGGCGTATATATCACAACAAAGCTTTGTTGGAACGGCTGTGACAAGTACAACTGGGTCAGTTGCTTGGAGCGCGAAATACATAGTCAACGCTCGTATGTGAGGGGCCATGAAACTCCGCTATCATGACAATCGACTCAAGGAAGCTTATGATACTGAGACTGCTATGAGCATTCCTTGGGACTCTGAAAAGAACCAACCCCTGGATATCGATGGCGAGATCGGGCGGCTTTGGAAAGAAGCAGGGAGCCCTAAGCCAGAACCGCCGCCATGAGCAATGGTGAACAGCCTCCTCGTGTTCATGTACAAGATCCATATGTCACCCCTCCGGCAGTCAATTTCGGAGGGACTTGGTATGGTTTGATCCCACCAGATAACCCTGAAACAGGGTGGCTCTGGTTCAACACTAATACATTTGGATTATACGTTTACGAAGATTCCAACACTTGGGTCCAAATAGGAACTAACTGGTGAGCTATGCAGATTATACTCCTAATGGACCTTGGACAGACGGCCAGTCTGTTACCAGAAATGTTGACGGCACTCTCTTTTCTTATTCTGCAGTGTGGAATGCCCTTAGTATAGTCCATAATACTTCGGGAACCACTAAGAACGCCAACGGGTTCTTAGTCACAAACCTCCCAACCCCAGTCAACCCAGGAGATGCGGCGAACAAAGCATACGTAGATGCGCATTCTGGTGGAGGCGGAGGCCTTCCAGATGCCCCATCTGATGGGACCACGTATGGCCGATATAACGCCACGTGGGTGAACGTAGTCAATAGGGCCGGTGACACTATGACGGGGCTCCTGACACTGTCAGGAGCCCCGACTGCGTCACTACATGCCGCAACAAAAGCCTACGTGGACGCTGTATCGATCCCAGCGCCAAGTAGCACAACCCCGTCTATGAACGGAACAGGAGCTCCAGGTGTTGCAGTCACCTATTCAAGAGGCGATCACGTCCACCCAACAGATACTAGCCGAGCTCCATTGGCTTCCCCTAGTTTCACTGGGAGTCCAACTGCTCCAACTCCTGCTACTGGTGATAATAGCACTAATCTTGCGACGACTGCTTTCGTTAAAGTCCAAGGATACATCACTGGAAACCAATCCATAACCCTGTCTGGTGATGCCAGCGGTTCTGGTACTACCACTATCACTGTCACATTTGCTACGGTGAATGCCAATGTTGGAACTTACCAGGGCATCACAGTCAATGCCAAGGGTCTGGTTACAGCAGCAACGAATCAGAACTATGCTCCACTCGCTTCTCCTGCGCTCACCGGGACACCCACTGCCCCGACGCAAAGCCCAGGAGATAATACCACCAATATTGCGACGACTGCATTCGTTACTGCCGCGGTCGTGGCAGGTGGAGGTGCTTCACCATCCAATGCCAATCCGGGTATGGATGGCACCGCGGCTCCAGGTACATCAGCTCTTTACTCAAGAGGAGATCACATTCATCCGACGGATACTAGTCGGGCTCCTCTTGCGTCTCCTGCACTTACTGGATCCCCAACGGCTCCCACGGCTACGGCTGGAACGAACTCCACCGTATTGGCAACGACCGCTTTTGTTGTAACCGCGATACTGAACGCCGCAGTTCCGGCGCCCTACACCTCCAACCCGGCTATGAACGGCACGGCCGCGCCGGGTGTCTCAGCAAACTATTCACGAGGAGACCACGTACACCCTATAGATACGAGCCGGGCACCATTGGCGTCTCCCGCTTTCACGGGAACACCAACTGCTCCAACTCCGGCTACATCTGACAATTCGACTAACGTTGCGACGACAGCATTTGTTCAGGCACAAGTTAAGCCTGCAAAAGTTTTGCTGAATACTTTGACTGCTAGTAACTCTGCTAATCTTCAAGACACTACCAGCTTCACAACTGCTTATACGTTTTATGAGCTGATTTTTGAAGCCCTTATTCCAGTTACAACTTCCAATTCGTTTAATCTTCGGGCTTATTCTGGTGGTGCCTTTCAGAATACGAGCTATTTAGGTTCAGTTTGTTCATTTGGTACATCAGGCACTACATCTGCGGCTATACCGACTTCGGCTGTTCAGATGTCGCAAACGAATACAGTGTCTGGTTCTGGCATTAATGGATATTGCCGCATCTACAATATGGCTGTAACAGGATATTGTCAATTTACTGGACAATGTATACATGCTAATGGTACAATCTTTATTCCTGTAATATTTGGTGGAGGATATAATGCAAGTGTATTGACAACTGGAGTTCAAGTCTTCTTTAGCACAGGTAATATTTCATCCGGTGTTATGAAAATCTACGGTATCACATAGGAGAGACACATGGATAACTACTGTATCAGCGTGGGCCACGGCCTCAAGGTCCGTGGCGCCAAGGGATATATCGATGAGGTGGACGAGGCCAAGTGGCTTGTGGGTGAGCTGGAAAAGGAGATTGAAAAGCGCGGCGCAACCGTGGACACATTCTTCGACACTACATCCACCACCCAAGACCAGAACCTCAAGACCATTGTCAACTGGCACAACAGCAAGAAGCGGGTGGGTGATATCAGCATCCACTTCAACGCCTATGAAACCACATCCAAGCCCATGGGCACGGAGTGTCTCTACGTAACCCAGAGTGCAATTGCTCAGGCAGTCGCCTCCGCGATAGCCGGGGTTGGTTTCAAGCCTCGCGGAGCCAAGAAGCGCACTGATCTCTACTTTCTTAACAACACGGAGGAGCCAGCCATCCTGATTGAGGTGTGCTTTGTCGATAGTAGCGCCGACGCGAATCTATGGAAAAGCAAAAAGAGTGCCGTGGCCCGCGCGCTGGCGGACTTGGTCCGACCCCTTGACCCGGAGAAACAGGTCAGCCGTCCGGCTACTATTCCTGACAACCAGAAGGGTATCACTGCCTCAGTCTTTGGAGGAGAGTCTGATCCTAACTGTAGTGCTTACGATGAAGACAAGATGCTCAATGATACAGACCTTTACATCGCGCTGCCAGATAGGTTCGAAGACAATCGCCCTGAAGTCCGAGTGCATAACCGGCAGACAGGTAAGAGTGCGGTGGCGGAGATATGGGACGTCGGCCCTTGGAACATTGACGATCCGTATTGGGACAAGGGGACCCGGCCCCAAGCCGAATCTGGTACTGATATGTCGGGGCGTAAGACTAATGGGGCAGGAATTGATTTGTCTCCAGCCCTCGCAAAGCAGCTCGGTGTTGACGGGATGGGGGAGGTAGACTGGGAGTTCGTATAATGCAGGGTCGAGTACCCCCTATCGGCGGAGCCTTTCCGCAAACACAGCCAAATATCCAACAAGACGCGGCCACCAGTCCGGTGGCCCCGCAACCCGCTCCAGTCTGGGTCAACCCTCCGCCCTTGGCGGTAGTGCAGAGGGCTCTCGTTATTAAGAGGCCAACGATGCCGCACCCGCCCTGGATGTATACAAGATGAACCCAGGTATCTCTGAAGATGTTAGCAAGGTAGCTCAATCAATTGTCGAGGGCATGAAGGCCCAGCCCATTGCCCTCGGCCTTGTTGTTCTTAACTTAGTCTTTCTTGCAGTGTTCTATCTGCTATTCTCAGCACTAAATGTTAGGACTACTGCGGACCTTGAGCGATCTGACGCTATCATAGTAAAAATGTTAGAAAAGTGCAAGTAGGCTACGTAGATACCAGTCTCCTTGCCCCATAACTGCCTTGTAATGCGCATAAAATGATTCCCATGGGGCCTAGTAGCGCCCCCAGGCACCCCTACCCCTAGAATCTCCTAATGTAGGTGCTTTGGCGGAAAAAAGTCCACAAACCGGCCGCTATCTCGGCTTGTGTCCTCAACTGTCCACGGCCCCAGGCTTGGTTTTCCGGGCCCTCTAATAATATCGGCATCCCCGCAGTATTTCTCCCCTGTTCTGAATTCTATTTGGACATGAACTATTTCACGCCTATTCTTGGGCATCTCACCATGCTGATCTAACTCTCCAGACCAAGCCTCAGCTATCATAATTACAGTATCAGGCATCATATCTCTAACCAATCTCTTAAGTTCCATGCTTATCATATCTTTTTCTATACTATTATTGAAAGGTGGTAGGTCACAAATAATTCGATGCCCTTCCTTAATGAAAACAGCCATGGGATGAAAGCTCCCTTGCCGGGAAAAGAACTCCCGCACCAGAGACAGTTCATCATCGATAAATTTTCTTAGCTCTGGTTGAGATACCACGGCCTGTTCCTCCACCTCACATAAACATCCTTGACTGCCATGTGGCTGAGACCAACTTCTGCAGCCAGCTCTCGCCAAGACCAGTCTTTATCATCACGCAGGCGAATGATCTTTTTAACCAGAGCCGGGTCCCTTGGTGTACCCAAGGGACCAATCTGCACACCCGGCACTCTCCCGCGTGGTCTTCCAGTCTTCTTGCGCATGACACTTACCCCTTAACTTCATGGTATTATAGCACAACCCCATTACAGATGCATGGTTGAATTTATTCTAACCACTTTTTGAATTCGTCCCCAACCAGTGTCTCACTCATGCGTAGCTTCTTACGTAGTACCTGGATCAATCTCTCATCCAGAGTACCCCGCGCACGCAAGTCGATGTATGTGACGGATTTGGTTTGTCCGATTCTGTGGGCTCTGTCTTCGCTTTGCTGCCGATCCTCATTATCAAAACTATTGGCGAAATATATAACCATATCGCACCTCGTCCATGTGTTGCCAAACTTTCCCACGCTTTGGTTACTGACGATGAAGCGCGTAAGATCATCTCTTTGAATACGCGCCCTCGCAGCCAGCCGGTCAGCCAGCCTATGTTCGCCCCAAAATCCCACCGTACTGTCATGCCCAAACTCCTCTCTTAACCTCTCCACTATCTTGCGAAGTGCTTGCGGATAGGGCGCCCATATTATAGCCTTGCCCGTGTGTTGATGCAGTATCTCAACTACGGCTTCAGTTCTGTTCTCTGGAATATCGTACAGGGTCTCCCCATCTTCTTGGCGCACGTGTCCACATAGAATGTGCTGCATCTTCCCAAGTTGGTCCAGCTTGATTTTAGCCGTGCTAAAGACGCCTGCTTCAAGCTGTGTGAATGCTTTTTCTTTCATCTGGTTGTAGTGGTGTTCTTGCTCAGGGGTAAGTTCAACATCCCAGTATTGGAAGATTTTTGGAGGCAGATCAAGGACTTGATCCTTGGTCACTCGATAACTTCGCCGGTTAATTTTTCCTCGAAGCTCTTCAATATTTCTCCATGCGACAACCACATTGGTGAGTTTGGCCCTGACACCATTTTTCTCATCCTCTTCACGCTTGGCTCTGGGACGGAAGTCCACCTTCTTCATCTCGGCGTAACGGACCTTAAAGTTCCACCAATCCTTTACGCCAATGATGTTAGGGTGCAAGAACCAATACTGTGTGAACAAGTCGCCAGGGCTTTCAGGCGCCACCATGCCAGATAAAATCCGCCGAGCAACAAAGTATCCGTTATGGTACATAAAGAACTTGGTTCTAGCTGCCGTTTCATGAGCAATGGTAGTTGATTCATCGACGACCCCAATTACCTTCCGGCCACTACAGAATTTGTGGAGATATTCTCTTGCAGGGCCACTCAGATTAAAGGCTTCAATGTTCATGGTGAGAAACCGTGGCCCTTGGACCCGAAGGAAGTTCTGCAACCCTGCTTTGATCGTGGTATTCCCACCACTAATCCATGGCATGACACGGATGTCTTTGCGCATCTGTGGTGGAGTCCACAATTCAATCTCTCCTGGCTCCTCCTCTGTGCCTATCCAATTCATATAACAACCCTTGGGGCCGAAGACGACAAGGTCCTGTGCCCTGCCATCAGCCACCCGTATGAGCCAATCCTCGATTATTGGCCGGGACTTTCCGGTGCCCTGCTCCATCAGCAGGGCATAGAAGTCGTACATATGCAGCTTTTCTCTGGCGATCACTTGGTGCTGATATGCCGGGAGCATTAGACCCTCTTCTTCGTTCTGCGCTCTTCCACCAGTTCCCACATGGTCGGCCTATAGGCGGTGGACAGGGTGTTCTTCGGCCATGCAGAATGATTGAGCCCCTCACCTACCCGGTTAATTGCCTTGAAGAATGGCTTGGAGCCGATTACATCCGGTCCTTCCCCCACAATGCAGATGTCCTGCATTGTTACCCCATAGACAAGGACCCGAAACACCGCGGGTGCCGGGTACTTATCGTAATCCCTAATGGTCCCCCAGACCATTTGCCGGTAATCGAACTTGCTCATTCTGGCTCCACTGGTTCAATTGTTAAATAGTTGGGGTTCGTTAGCACCTCACGCCGATACCCACGTAGACGCTTCACCCGGCAATCATCGCACATATAGCCGAGTGGAATGCGCTTGGCATCAAACTCAAGCCATGCTTCCTTACCGCTGCCACAGATGCAGGCATCAATCTTCAGCTCCACAGCAACCTCCTGTTACAGTGTAAAGTATTATAGCCGGTATTTTTGTGGATTTAAAGCTTGATTATACTTTCGACTTCAGCAAAGTTCCAGTTGGAAGGACCCCCATCCCAATGCCAAGCCGACACTCCATCTAGACCATAGTCGTGTAATGACTCAGCTTGACCTCCGTCCATAAACCAGAGTTGATCTACGCCTGCTTCTTGTTTCGTTTTGGGGGTACGACGGACAGCAATCCAGCAGCCGCGGTTATATCGCCAGCGCCTCATAAGCCATGCTACTTGAAGGGGTTTAATCTGGGTATAGTATCGGTCGGTCCACTTCAATTCAATCCAAGCCTGCACACCATCTGGTGTGCAGAACTCGTTGTCCGGTATGCCTCCGGCCGTGGACCCAACCTCAATAGTGGACCAGTGCCAACCTGGAAACTGCTTCTGAAATATGCCTCTTAGTCCACCGTCTTTAAGGTGCATAGATCACGTGATAGCCCATGTGCTTCAGCGTGAAGATCACGTCTGGCTCAAGCTCCTTTTGCTTACGAAGCCAGTCGAAATAGCCGGGGTCTTTCGTCACTACCTCGCTTGGAGCGAGTCCTTTGTGCTTGCCGAACGTCATGATCTTTAGGAGTTGTGGGGTATAGCAGATGCGATAGAGCTCATCGGGGGTGTGTCGCTCAAGCATCTTGAGAACGATGCCGGTGGTGGTGGCGACGTCGTAGAGAGCTTGATGTGGAGCTCGCTGCTTAATGGTCGTGGCAATGGTGAGATCTGGTTTAATTCCAAGCCAATATCTGAGAACTTGGTTAGAGTGGGCTGGTGCCTCGGGCCAAATGCGCTTTGAAATCTTAAGGGTATCGAGCCACTTGGCGACGATTTCAGGGAGCACTGCGGCATCAAAGGGAGAATTGTGGGCGACCAAGTACGTATCTTCGCGTATATGTCGTTTAAGAAGTATGATGGCGTTCTCACGAGTGATCGCACCTGATTCTGGAGCCAATCGTTGGGGATCAATATGGTGACTAGCATGAGCCACAGGATCAATAGGCCCGGCATACTGGACATAAGTTTCGTGGGCGAAGGTTGAGGTCCATTTTCCATCTTGCAACTCCAAATTGTTCCAGGCCAGTTCCAATAGTTGGCCGCCTTTCTCAGGTAAGTTGGAGGTTTCGGTATCGGTTACCAGTAGGTTCACCGCCACATCCTTCCATACTCGTGAATGGGGACACGTAGGCACATATTCGCCTTTAGGAGCAGCACCCCGTAAGACGTTTCCCCAATATCTTCAATCCTAGCCGGGAGCCAGACCTCATGGACCATGGCCCCGCGCTTGTCTAACCCCTTGATTTCGATGATGTCCCCGATCCGAAGCGATTGTCCAACCATATCTCAATCCCCCAGCATAAAAAGACCCCAGCCGGAAGCTGGGGTCTTTTATTTCACGACTGCGGAGCAGGCGTCGGAGCAGGCTGAGGCTTCAGGTCCGGACGGAACCGTGAATCTACGGCGATAAAACCGTGGTCCAGGTCCCAGCGGATGTCGGCGAAGGTCTGGCCCTCGGTGCGGCCAAACTTCTCCTTGATGAGGTCGACATACTGCCGAACCGTCTGGTTGTCCTTGTACTCCATGAACCGGTCGTGGGCGCCGCGCGCCTTGGAACCCGGCTTCAAAATCGTGAAGACATGGTCCTCCGGGGGCTTGGGAAGCCGCGGCCGAGTCACAGCCGCCGGATCCTTGGCCTTCTTTTCCTTCTTGGGCTTCGCCTCGCCGGGCGCAGTCTTAACAGCCTTCGGCTTGTCGGTGGTGTGAGTCTGCGGAGTTCCATTCGACATTGTTCATCTCCCTATGAGTGTAATCTTCCTGTACCTTCTTTATATAGCACAACTTGCAGAGGAATGCAACCCCCCTTATAGATTAATTAATTCGAGGAATCCCCAATTATTTCCCCACTTAATGTCAGTAAGCATTGGAATAGTGATCACGGGCATAGCTTCTTCCATAATCTTGGCAGCCGCGTAAGCATCGGCCTTATTACTGAAACTGAATCCAAGTTCGTCATGTACTTGCAGGAGCGGAAAATACCCGGCATCGTCGACTTGGACCATAGCCTCTTTCATTTGCCGAGCGCCGCTACCCTGGATCATTCTGTTAAAAGCCTTATGACAGAAGGCTCGCTTGTATCGTTCACCATACCATGGATGATTGGGATTATCTTTACGCCGCTGCATCTCTTCGATAAAGCAGGGCTCTGTAGTGATCTCTGGGTTGTTATCCTTAAACTCAGCTTCCCTAGAGTAGTCTCGATACACTGGCTCCCATAAATTGAAATGATTACGCGCCCCATCAATCATCCTAATGTGGCCGTTCTTGGCCGCATATCGGTTGTAATGTTCAGCAGCCTGCTTCACAAATGGCAGGTTTTCATCATAGATATCCATAGTCTTTATTGCTTCAGCTAAATCCATGCCAGTCATAAGGGCGAACTTGTCTCTACCTGCCCCATAGCTCTTTGCGAAGTTAGTATCCTTGGCCTTGGGTCGTGGTAGCCGGGTGAGGGCCATCACGTAATTGTGGAAATCAGTATTAGGATCCTTGCGGTACATATCCGCAGCTTCTTTGGCACCTCGCTTGTGTAACAGCTCGGCTATAAAGACTATGAGCCGATACTCTTGTTGCCGGTAGTCGATGCTACACCAATATTCACCTTCTTCAGGAAGGAAGCACTGCCGAATAAGAGCGGCGTATTGATCATCCCGGCTAGGAGTTTGTTGAAGTGGTGGATCACTGTAGCTAAACCGATGAGATCTGGCCCCACCCTCTTCGTTCCTAAACTGATTAACTGTTGGATAAACGCGGCCATTGTGAGAATAATTTAAGATGTACTTGCGTAAGAACTTATCAGCTAACTGTTTCTGGTGGCGGATTGCGTGGACTTCGCGGGGGAACCAGTGCTGGTGATTACTGAGGAACTCTTTTTCGAAACTTGCTTGGCCTTCGGGGTGCTTCTTGGAGGATAGTGTTTTGGGATAGTAGAGGTTGTACTTTTCAAACTGTCGTTTTAACCATGCGTTCTGACGTACATTCTTTATGGTTGCCTTTTCACCTATGCTTGAACTGAGCCGGTACAGTCCCTCTTCTACCTTCTTATCTATCTGGTCTGCTAGTTCTTCGGCTCGTAGGGTATCTACTCGTATACCCCGTTGTTTCATCTTCAAGGTTATTGGCATCAGCCTACGTTCAACATTGTAGGCATGATCTAGGTTTTCTGCCGTTATCATAGGCCGTAGTTTGCGGGCGGATAACAGCGTCTGTCCGGCATCTTCTTCAGCATATGGCCCGACGTATTTGCCTTCGTATTGCCAAAGGTTTTCTTTGATCTTGTTCTCTGGTACCCTATACTGAGCAGCTATTTCCTTTAAGAGGCGCTCATCTTTACCGGGATATCCTAACCATTGTGCAATGTAATCTAAGCTGAATGAGGGTATATTCTCATTTACCATTGAGGCCATTGCTGCGATGTCATCGATCTGTTCCGGCGGCTCAATCCCAAACGTAGCCTGAATCCAACCCCAATCAAACTGAAAAGAGTGGAAAACAAATCGAGTACGTCTTTGTTTTGCAAGTGCTTGAAGCCACCGTCTAACATTATCATAATCGAAGCATTGTGTATTTGGATGTCGTAATGGGACGTAGATTTTACTAAGGTCACACTCGCCTCCCCAGGCGAGGGATAATCCACATATAAATCCAGTCTTGTCGTTTGTCCTTTCGTATGCGTAATAACCCGGTCCTTTATCTTTTGCGAGTGACGGGTCTTTTTCTTCTGTGTCAATTGCGATCTCCTCTACATTCGACAAGTCCGGCAATTCTGCCGGACATACCCATGGGCTCTCAGGTGCGAATAGTAGCCCTTGTGCGAACGAGGGCTGCTTGCGCGTGGCCATTAGCCCACCCCGTGGAACGAGTCTACAGAGCTAAAATACTGCCTTGTAATGCGCACACAAGGAGGCTCAGGTGGCCAAGCCCACGGGGCCATCAACGCGCCTGTACGGGCCTTGGATGGCGGCCACTCCGCACACCTGCTGACCACAACAGCAAACAGGATCATAAGGAATAGGCACGCCATCCCAGTAAGAAAGCCCCTGAAAAACTGCGGACTCACCCGGCTGATTCCTCTGCGGCCGTAATAAGTTCATCCAAGTTACCGGGCCAACCCTCAGTTTTCTCAAGCTCCCCTTCTAGTTCCTCACAGCTACCTACTACCTCTTCCATCTTTTCGATTGTTTCAGATAGCTCGGTACCTTTCTCACCCTCCTGTGCCTTCTCCCCCAACTCGTCAAACTTCTCTTGTATCTCATCCCGAAGCCCTTCGAAGGTAGTCTTGGCATCGGCAATAGCCGAAGTGACAAGCTGCCAGTCCACCTTCTCAAGTACGGCCTTGGCATTCATAAGGTCCTTAACCGCAGCTTCAATCTTCTTCCTTTGTTCCTTGTTCATGGTGTCCTCCATTCTCCGGTGTGCCGGGATAGTTGGGCTCAACTTTCTTGGTCTCATTAATTATGAAGTCAGCAGCCTTGGCAACTTCGATTAGCGCGCACAAGATACCGCGCGCTAATTCCAATTCAAGTTTGCTTCTATAGGAACAAAGCAAATGAATGTATTCCTCCTCTTCTCTACAGAGCTTATTGGCTAGAGCAAACCGTTGAACCTCCTTGGTAATTTCTGCCTGCTTCATAACCCGTGGTGACCATGTACAGGTCGCCACTTCCAATAACTTATCATGATAATGGAGGGCCTTTTGCAGGTCCTCCAAACCATTCTTCTTACGCCACCGAGCCACATATTTCGTGGCAGTGCCTTCCATATAAGGGAGCTGGCATACGATGGCTAAGTCCCAATGCTCATACTCCGTCTTGTAGTGGCTCCCGCCAACTTGCGTCTCGTTTGCCCCCATATCTCACCTCCCAGTATAATGGGTTCCACCATTCATCTTTAGAATGGTCACCTCTCAGGCTAAGGTACTGTCGGTAAAACAACTTCAGCCTAATAGTAACATAATCCGCCAGCCTCGGGCAAGGGGGCGGGTTCCAGTTATACACAGCCTTTAGGCACCGATCAGCTACGATCATGCCATGGTTATTACCGAGTAAGATTTGATCCATACCGAACTCGGCAAACTCAACGTGTTCGATTTGCTTTAGTAGGATTCTATCTTCTGGTGATACTGCCACTGGAAAGAAAGCGTTCCAGTGTTCCAACTGTGTGGCATAGGACCAGTGCTCGAGCCTATCCAACGACTCTTTCACACTAGGGTTGTCCCGTTTCATTGGATAGGGAGGATCTCCTGTGTAATGTTCCCCTATGTCATGGAACATTATCTCCCGCACCAAATGGATATCGGGCTCTTCATCCACCATTAGGTAGATGCGAAGGAAGTTCCAGCAGTGGTCAGCTATAGTCTGACCACCGATGATCGGCCAAGTATGATAGCGTTTGATCTGCCCAGCTAACCGGGTATCAAGTCTCACCGGGTCCGCGGGATCTTCGCTGTGCATGGTGTCTCTCCAACCATTCCATTGCTGCTCTGCGCCAATCGTGACTGATTATCGAAGAGGCCCACTGTATCGCCTCTGTGGTATTTCCTGTCTTATATAGTTGATGTGCAACGGCCATAGGGATAACCACCCCGGCCAAGAACGGGTTCTCTACGTGTGCCCACCGAGCTCCCATGTCGTTATGTATATCATCAATAGCTTGCATGGCGCAATGGAGGTTTGAATCAAAGCCATCATCAGCATACAATGGATAGGGCTGTTCGTATGTATCCCGGGTCCACAGGTAGGGAACAATATCAGCCGGGGTTATAGGCTGACAACGTTCGTTTAGTTGTTCCATATGAAAACGATATAGGTGCAGATTAGTAGTGACCTGCCAATATCCACCAACTTCAACCTTTAGCCTCCCGGCTAAGTACTCTTGAAGAAATGAAAAGTGAACTGCGTTGGCCCCACAAGCTCCCCATATTAAATCATTAGACCTATTGAATACGGTCATATCTAATCGGTTATCGTGTATACGAAACGTAATTACGAGGTTGCAGGGCTTGGTATCCATTTCACTAATTAGGTCGGGCAGCCCCGCTCCCCACATCTGCAAGACCACTTGCCGGGAGTATGGGTTACGTTCAAGTTGGCGAACCACTTCCTCAATCTGGTCGAATGGAAAGCCGTGGCGCCAGCGGTATCCATAAGCATCCATGATGACACCGCCCACCCCATACTTTTCACTGAACCCTTTGATGTAGTGATCCAGAAACGCCCCGTCATTTCTACCGGCTAACATCCACATGGCTTCCATAATATGAAAGAAGGGGTTAGCATCCCTAATTGGGTTGACCAGCACTCGCTCTGTGGGGTTGGTGTAATGAATGGTGACAGGGCCTGGAGCTACGAGTGCATGACCTAGCCGGGTATCTTCTGGGTAGCCTTCGTCCATGAGATACTGAACAGCCATCGGTAATGCTTCACGGACATTCTGTGCTACAATCACGTACATCTTACTTCTCCTTTATGATGTGTGCCCCGCTGAGTGTAATATCTCGTGGTGTACCCCACTCCATCGGCGTATAGGTGGTGAGTACCGCGGTGGTGTTCACCTTAATGTACTCGAATACTTGACTAACGTAGGGTTCCTTATGGAATGAAGTGACCTCGTTGAGCCCGTGCATAAGATCTGGCATTGCTTCTTCGGAGAAGTAATAGGCCCCGCGCACCGCGTATTTGGATATACGCTTCTTCTCCTCGACACGGCTGAACTTGCCCAGCTTATCCACATAGGAGAATGCCGGGTTGGCACTCTCGCTCACCAGTACGCCACAAGCTTGGATACTCAATCGAACTAAATCATTGGTAAAGTTTAGGACATCGGCATCCATAATCATAGCTGGCCCCGTGCCCCCGAGTACATTCAATATCTGCAAAGCTGTATCAGCCGGGCCTCTTGTCTTAGCAATCTCATGGTAGTAAACGGAACGACCTGTAAGGATCTTTGTGCCAATTCGCATATAGCCTGTAGGGATGGCGACAGCCACACTGAACCCACATGGTACGGTACAGATCACATGGTCCAGCATGGTTTGGATATTGCCGCGGTAATCAATCTTGAGGAATGGTTTGGGAGTATTGTATCCAGCTTCAACAAACCGATGACTCAGGCCCGCGGCAAGAATTATAGCGCGCATTGCATCAACCTTCCTGCAACTTCTTCTGCCCACATACCAGCATGGCATGTATTATTGCGGAGCGCAATACGTCGTAGAGCGACGATACACCAGAACACAGCCCTCCGTGCTGTCTCATATTCAAGCATGAAGCTAGGCATTGAGTATTCGATCTCTGGCATACCACGCAGGACAACTTCCCACCCAAGTAGGGATTGGAGTACCTTGGCATGGTCTATAGCACGAATGGAGGGACGCACCAATCGGTGAGGTGGTATGGGATCTGCTATTTTCACATGCCCATCTTTAGTGACCAAGGTATTATCAATGGTTGGATCACCATGGATAATGCAGGGAGTATCCATGACCCACACTGGAACATTTATCCCAATGGTATCGTAGAGTGCCGCGGCCCAAGAAGTATCACCTAACTCCTTGGTGAAGGGGCTATCTTCCAGTGGCCGGTTCCACACATAGCAGTCGAGGAGTTGCTCGATCATGAGTAGGGTGCCTTTGGAGGTTGCAATTGGCTGCAGATACTCCATCGTAAAACTAACATCGTTGGTACTCAATATCCGTGGGCACACCTTCTCTCCAAGGAAAAGCATGAACGCAGCCTGCTCCCCGGCGAACTCAGGTGGCTGCGTCGTCTTGTGAACTGCCAGGGTCAACTGAGAATGTCCATAGCCCCGCATCTCAAAGTTATATCCATCCAACACAACCGGGAGGAAGTCGGGCGTATACCACTGAGCAATGCGGGATAGCTCTCTCACAGTATTAAGGAGATCTGGCAGCTTCATGGTGGTTTACCTTAGACTGAGGAAGTAGGTGACTTGTAGTAGGACTAGGGCAACGATTGATGCCCCCATCGGCCATATGAAGGAGGCGTGGTTACGACCAAAGGCTACCCCTATGATAAAACTAAAGAACACCTGGAGAAGTGCGAACCAGATGTTCATGGCTTCCTCGACCTGACACCATCCTCTAGTGCCTTTTGCCACTGCACGATCACTTCGACACGAGGCACAGAAGCTTTATAATCTTTCTTGACCGTGGACACATATCCAGGATGTAGTTCTGAGAGTTTAATAGCGTCATCATTCGAGCGTTCCATTGTTCGCTCGTCAGTCGCTCCGCCCGGAGCATCGAATTTACGTTGGTCATTAACTGTCGTATGCCAGATGGCGTTGGGGTATCCCTTCCGCAAAAGTTGCAGTGTGACATCCATATCTTCCCTAGTTTCAATGCGCCCGAGCTCAACTTCTTGGGCTACTACCGGGAGGTAGTATCCCAAGGAGTAGCACATCTTGCCGGGTGATTTCCAACCCACCTCTTCCATCGTGTTGTTGCCTTGGCGAGGACCGAACCCCACGTGTGGAACCTCCCGGCTAAGCATTAGTTCCAGCCGCTCGAACTCAGGAATAAGTTCCTTGCCTCTGATTTCCTTAAGGTGCCAGTCGGTATCACTCATACGGGTGGCAAAGCGTAGGTCATCGTCGAGCATAATGATCTTTTCGTAACCCATTGTAGCCCACTCTTCAATGATCCATTTACGCTTTTGGGCAATAGTCCAGCTTGGATCAGGTTGTTCCATAACTGTAACGTCTTCACTCAACCCAGATAACGTGAAGACTTCACTCTTTGGGCATACGATAGTTGTTCGTTTCTTTAGTTCACTTGGGAGTTGGCTGAGTGTCAGTTGTTGGTTGGTTCGACCCCTGGTTGGAATTATGATGTGCATGTACATATTCTTCTCCCTGTCTCACGGCTGCCTTCCAATCAAATCGAACCTTGTATCCTTGCGGGTGGCGTGTGCCATCTTTCCTCGCAGGATACTCGGTATATGTGACGATACCCGGCCAGAGCTGTGCCATGCGCTCAATCTCTGACATCATGATTTCTGTGGTACGCCAGTCGCTGCAACCTCCCTTACTGTACGGCCGATCGACTTTACTATATTCAGTAATTATGGCGGTTTTGTGACCGCGAGTAATAAGTTGGAGCATGATGTCATGCTCCTCGGCAATCAGCCCACGGAACTCGGGCCAAGGCTTGGGGAACCGATCTCGGTTGAAACATAACGTCTGGTTGAAACGGTGGCATTCGATATGTCCACGCGGGAGGCTCTGGCTCATAAACTTATCCGCTAAGCCTACCATAGTATATTTGCCGAGTAAAGTGCAGATATTGTTAATCATCTCGACAGTTTGTTCAGGCTTAGTGGGTAAGAAGCGACTGCCATCCTCGATGCGCCGGTAGAACTTCAAGTCGTCGTCTAGCATGAGTATCTTACCAGACTCTTTCAAGCGTAACATGAACTGGCGTTTAGCGGCAATGCCGAATCCATCAAATGGTAAGATCTTGACATCCATAGGGGTTACTTGGCGATACTGAATGTACTGATCGAAGGGCACGACCAATGTGATGTACGGCCACAGCTCCTCAGAAAGACCCTTGATAGTCTTCTGGTTTAGTGGGCGAGAACGTGAAGGTATGCAAATTTGCATATCATGATCCATTGTATCGCCTCTTTAGCCTCCCGCCCAGGCGGGCCTTTTCATACTTACTGAACTCGCAGCAATGGTTCTGTGTGTCTTGGGCATGGAATGGACCCATGCCATTCTGGGCTAAGATAGCATTCTCCTTAGCCCGCAATTGCAGCAATTGATCTATCCATTCTCCTGGTAGCCACTTCTCACTCATCATACGGCCTAAAACAGCATTCAAACCACGTTGTGACCCCGGACCAGGGGAAGCCCAGCTCCACCAATCCTCCACTTGCATCATGAATGGCAAGTATTTCAGGTCCGCAACTAATTGTGCCGTCATAAAAGACCCTAGTCCAGAAGCACTTTCCTGCAACCATACATACATTGATTGTAGAAGAGGTGGATTCTTTAGCCATTCTTCCCACTTAGCCTCCCATGGTTTCTGGCACCAATGGTGGAAGTACCGAGCAACCCCGATGCCTTTTGGAAACCCCGACTCACCGTTGATGATATAGGCCCCGGTCACGTGAGGGAAGGGTAGCTTGTTAATGAATTCGAATAGGATGCTGGGCTTCTGGCACCCGCTGTCAATGTACTCTTCGAAGACAGAACGGTTACCGATGTTGGGCTCGTTAAACAGACGAGCACAAGTTTCTATCCGGTTAAACCACCGATATAGGACTGTAGCCGGGAGTACCAGGGGGTTCTCCTGTCCGTAGTAGTCCCGGACGGTCTTCTGGTAGTGGATGGAGGTCTTATCGATTTCGCGGTACACATTGGTGAAGCTGAACTCTTGAAGTATAGGGTCATCAGTCCATGGCTTTGGCTCATGTCTCGACTTCTGGTGGTAGATGTTGTTGCGCTCCCAGAGGAAGGCACAGTACCGCTCAAAGGGGTCCTTTATTTCGTAGATTGATACCATGACCTATACTCTCGCAAGAGGGCGGGGTTGAGCAGTGGGTTGGCCCAGTCACCATCGAACCTTATGCAGCGATCGTCGATGGTAAGGAAGGCGCGCGGCTTGGTGATTGGGAAGTCGAGTTGCCGCACAAACTCTTCTGACGTATGCTTTAGAATGTATTCGAACATGGCCCTTCGGCCATGTGGATCTTCTGACCGGCTAGAGTAGATGGCTATGTCGAAGTGTAGCATTGCATCAGCCATCCACTCAAATACCCCCGGCACGGGTGGATCGGGTATAACTTCAATACCCTTCCATCCGCTGGAATAGCTGTTGATTACGCCGTCGAAGTCCATAAGAAGTATCGGACGGAACATCATGCAGCCTCCGGTAAAAGTTTCATGGCTTCAGCCACCCGCTCATCGATCATACGCATGGCTGTTGGGTCGTAGTTGTCGGCTTCTCGTAGTAGTGGAAGTCCCGTGACTATGGAGGCTAGAACCTCATCACGGGTAGCTGGGCGACCTTGGGCAAAGAACTCCACGCCCTCTGGCTTACCCAACTCAAATAGGATGCCACCATTGACCTTGACTGGTTTGAAGTCGTAGGTAGTCCACAAGACACAGACACCAGGGTTGCGCATAATAGGGATACCAGCAATCTTCTTGTTTTCTGGTAGCTCCCTGACCTCGTTGCGGCGCATCTTGGGTTGGGTTAGGAATGGGCAGGTCATCGCGGCATAGGTCGCACAAGCCCGGTGGCTCGGTGGTTCGGCATTAACCCGGTTGATCATACACATAGGTCCGATCACAAAGGTCTTGTATTTACCGAGGATCTTGCCGCAAAGCCAGCATCGGTTGTTTTGAAATGCTGACCTAAACTTTTCTTCGTTGAACACTCGGAAGTCGGGCGTGTTTTCGTCTACCCAATGCACGAACCAGGGCACTGGATAGCCCTCTTCAGAGATACGTAGGTGCTTCATCTGGTTGGGGATGCCGATTTCAGCTATGCGTTTGTTGAGGTTCATTCGAACAAGCCTCCGAAATGCCGCCGTCTGTCTGACTGTACTACTATCAGGTCCTCATAGGTCCTGGTGATGCCGGTGTAGAACACGCGGGTTTCTTCGTCGTTAGTGGTGGTGAAGGCTTTATCCGCTGCCTTCGCCGTTTCTGACAGGAGAACTACTGTGTCGGCTTGCCCTCCCTTGACTCGATGGATCGTGGAAATGTGGATGTTGGGCCTCTGCAGGATGTTGTACCCCTTGGATAACACCCGCTGAATGTAGGCCACATCATTAGGATGTACTTCCGTAAACACTTCTTCCCACGTCCCCTCGGCCAGGAGCCCCCATTCATTTCTAAGTTCCAGCATGTTCAGGCTAGGCGGTTCTGGCTGGTCAGCTAAGCGTCTCAGCGCAACCTTATATCCATGCTTGACCAACCCCTTCTTTTTCTTATGCCCTTCCGACGGCAGCAAGTCATATATTCGCACCGCTTGGTCGGCGGGTATCGACAGCTTGTTCTGTAGCTGGTTCCACGCATCGATTGCCAGTGCTTCAGTTTGCTTGATACTTTGGTTCTCAAAGTATCGGTATGGTAACCCATTCCGACGGCAGAACTGGACCAGTTGCCGCAGAGACTTGACCGTGCGGCCTAGCATCATAACTGAACCTAACCCTGGATCCAATAAGCCGGGGTCTAGGTTTGATATATCTCCGAGTGTGCTGTGAGACCCTTCAGCATCCCGAGGTGACCACACCTTCGGCCGCCGTCGGAGAACCCCACCAATCACCCGGTTAGCTAGATCATGAACTTTGCGAGGTACCCGGAAGCTTTGCTTCAATTGGGTAACATCACCCTCTAAGGTGATAAACCGCTCAGAAGCACCAGCCCAGGTGAATATGGTTTGATCATCATCCCCAGCAATGTAGAGCCGCTTGACCCAGCGAGCCAGTATTTCAACCATCCGCCATTGCAATTCACTAAGATCTTGTGCTTCGTCAATGAATAATACTTCTAGCCGGGGTGGGTCGTCTAGCTTAATAAACTCTTCTATCATGTCAGTAAAATCATAAAGACCTTGGTTTTCTTTCCATTCTTTAAGCTGTTTGATTATGCGCCATGCTCGTTCCATATCAGGTATAACTTGGTCGTAAGCGACTAATACTTCTTCTATTGGTCGGCGGGTAATACGAGCAAAGTTTTCAAGGAACAGAACAAGGTCATCCCCGTAGAAGTTGGTATAAGTTCCATCGTCAGACGACAGCCCACCGTGTAATTCAAGCCCATGTTCTTGTCCAAATTCTCGAACCAGTTTGCCAGTAAATGTCTGGCTGGATTGCAGGCCAAGATGTCGAAAGGCTGCTGCATGGAGAGTATTGAAATAGCGAAACTTAGTTCCATGTATGCCGAATCTTGCTGCCGCACGATTAATGGCCTCCTCTACGCCTCGTTTGGTAAATGTCATAAACCCAATGCGATCAGGTGGAACACCGTGTTCCATTTCCTTTTCTACAGTGTCTAAGAGAGTATTGGTCTTACCAGTTCCAGGTGGGCCAAGAAATATGACTGGCTTAAACATGAAACCCCCAAGCGAGGCCGGGAACACCCACCACGGACTCCCTGTTCGCGGATTACTCCGTACAACGAGGTACTTGTGCCGTGAGCCAGAGCGTTTTACCTTGCGAACCGGCCTCTTGCCGCGCGGGTATGCTAGTATTGCACTTTAATATTATGAAGGCAAGCTCAGAAGGGTATGTCCCCGTCCTCACCCCTTTGGCCTTCAGCTATTGGTGCTTCAGCCCGCTTTTCACCCTTTATGACTTGATCGTAAAACTTACGACAAGCCGGATATTCAGTCTTAAAATCCACCCATCCGAGGTCTTCAAACTTAATGCCGAACCAATCGCCAACGGCATTGCTTTGAGGCCATGTACTCAGTTTGTACTTACGACTATAGGCTGGCATCACATCATTGGTTTTGGGATTGTGGAATTGAGTGAACATCGTATTCCATTGCTTGGCGAATGTGTGCTTGGTTCCAGCACAGGGCAGAACGAAAGGTTGCCCGTTCACCATGAGATAAAACTCACGAGTATCTTGGATGTGGTTGCCGGTGCTCTTCCGCACCCGAATAGTTTTCTCCTTGCCATCATCATCGTGGATGATCTTATCCTCGGTGTCTGCTGGCTCGGCATCGTGCCGGGCAACGAACCCCTGCCTCTTCGGCCGCCACTCAATCCAAGTGCGTACCATCATACACGGTATGGCAGTGAATCCTTCTTCTCCCTTCTTGACAGGATCCAATGCACCGCGAAACCAAAAGTCACCCGGCTCAGCATCCTTTACATACGCCTCACCGCGTTTGTTCACAGCCGGGGAGTTCGTCTGCAACACATAAATCAGAGGCAGAAGCTGATCTTCTGCCTTGAAACTGACACCCTTCCCTGCGTCTTGCGCGGTGATATCAATCGCATCTTCTGGGAGGGCCATATCCCTCACATTAACGGTTGCCACTTCTTGGGCCATAGATCCTAGCTCCTGGTTCATGCAGAGCGATTCTGCAGCGTTTACTATAGCCTACGGGTAGACGGAGCGCAAGCGGGGAGACAATCCTGCTAGTGTTCATTATATATGTGTGGTATAATTAAGGTGATAGTAATAGGGAGAATACTTATGTCAGGTAAGAGATATTTTGGGATCGTACTCCCAACACAGAATGAGAAAGCCGCTATGTGTCTTATCCTGTGCTCTAATGAACGGGGTGCTCACATCTTGGAGAAGGGTACCAAAACGGGAGGAGCAATAGATTACTACCCCGATGAAGAAACGCAACACAGAAAAGATTGGGGTAGGTACATAATTGGTGACTACCCAGATCGTAAGACAGCCGAGGAGGCTGTTGAAAAACATCTTAACAATTCAGCCTAGCTCCTAGTATTTCGGTGGCGTAAAGTGGCATTAGTGGCATTAGTGGCACCCTTTTGCGCGCGGCCCCCGCGGCGCGCGGGTGGCCCCACCATGGCCCCGTTTTTGGGTGCCACTTTTGCTACTTTTGCCACTTTTGCTACGAAGGAGAAAGCTATGGAAAAGAACCTGTACAATGAATTAACCGATGTGTTTCAATACTATATCAAAACGGACAAGGAGGAGAACTATCCGGTAATGGCATTGTGGGCACTCCACTGTCACGTGTTTGAGCAGTTTCGGCATACACCTAAGCTCATAGTTACATCAGGAGAAAGTGAAACTGGCAAATCAGCCATTCTTAAATTACTCCTTAAACTGGTGCCAAGGCCCGAATATATGATTCCTCCGGTTACAACTGCATACTTCCGAGATGAATGTGCTGAAAGGTCAACCATATTGTTCGATGAGCTGGACAATATTAAGATTCCTGGTGCTATTATCTCTATCATAAATGCTGGGTTTGAACCTTGGGGACGCAGTGGGCTCAAAAGAAGCTTCAAACCTAAGCCGCCAGCATTCACTCCCGTTGCCCTGTGTGGTATCGATCTCGATGCACAGTTGCCCCGAACCACCGTATCGCGAGCCATTGTCATTCAAATCGAGCCGCCTATAACCGGGGTTGAAATACCGGAGCTAGTGTTTCATGCCGAACTCGAACTACAGTTACTGGAACTACAAGTCAAAATGGCAGTGTGGGCCGAACAAGTTCAATTAAACCCCTTTCCAGAAATGGGGACTCTTCGCCAACGGTCACGCGATAAATGGCGGGTGCTCATAGCTATAGCCGATAGCTTTGGGATAGGGGATTTAGCCCGTGAAATGGCTATAAAAATCGAAGCATCTGAAAGGAAGCCCTATGGCAACCGGCAACTGCTTCGTAGTGCTGCTGAAGCTTTAATCGAGTTTAAGCGGCTGACTTTTACTGATCAGGAAATGTTTGCTTGGCTACAGGACCTTGGTACTGACAGAAGCCCAAGGTCAACTGACTGGGAAGCACTGAAAGGCTTTAACATTCAAGCAATGCGGGCTGGGCTCAAAGCTCTTGGTATACACCGAAAATCGGTGAAAATATATGGGGCTTGGAAAAGGGGTTATCACCTCGAACAGTTTATCGAACCAGTTAGTCGCTATGTTCGAGACATCACCCTACCGGACTTAACGGAAACCAAACAAAAGAATAGGGGCGTGGTACTTCCCTTGGCACCACCTCCTAAACGTGTTCGTAAGCCAAGGGTTAAGAAGGAAACTACATGAGCATACAGGAAACGCTAAACGGGCTGATCGCAAGGTCAGTCCGTCTCTTTGAAAAGGCTTTTGAGGCAGGGGATTTACACGTTGCTGAAAAAGCCTTACGATATGAGCGTGATGGCTGTAACTTCCTGGTTCGGGCTGCTACGCTACAGAGCAGAGCTGCCGGAGGATATGTGTCTCCCGAGTTTTTTGGGGAAGCTCCAACCACACGACAGTAAAGAGAGGGACCGGGGCTTAGGCCCCGGTCACTATCGCTGCTGCCCCATGCCACCTTTCGGGGTTCGGCTGTAGGCACGTTTGATTGCAGCATACTGACGCTCGGTCAGATAGGCATTTGCCAGATAAGACTCAGAAATACTCACAACAAATTGATAGAAACTATGTGCCGGATTTACGTTTTCGAGCAGATAAGCTATCATCTCCGGAACAAAATGCTCCCGGCCAAACCGGGGACCATGGTACTCCCAGTGACTATCCTCGGCTCTGCCATCATTATGGGGATTATACGGGTTCAGTCTTTCAATAAATTCCCGCCAATTTAGATTAGATTTCGCTAGTTCAGCATTTGCCATACGAATCGCATTGAGGCATTCCCCATCATGCTCACTCGTCGTCATAAGCAGGAGTTTTATTAGCTTTTCCCTGTCCATCTTTATCCCCCAGGATCTTATTGTCAAGGATTTTGACCTCGTCAAACACGTATACCCCGAGAAGTTCTCGGGGTATTATGTGATTTGCCTTGATTTCACGTTTTACGAACGCACGGAGCGTTTGATGGTGAATAGACTCGTTGGTATAATATTGTATACCAGCCGCTTTAAGAATTTGCATCACCCGGAGTCGTTCCTCGTGTTCCTGCATACCGAATACGATATTGATTATAGACTTGATTAGATCTCCATGTCCCTGGCTCTCAAACCATTCAAACGCTTCTTCCCTTTTATCATCTGGAATTTTAGCTGTATATACAGTTGATCTCTCCACTCGAAATGCCGGGTGATTGCCTATAGGGTCGACGTCTACCCCGGAGACTTTCGCATCATTGACCATCTGTAAGAGTTCATCCCGCTCAATCTTGGTGATGCGGGACTTGACTTGATTAGCCCGCTGAATCAAGTCAGCAAGCTTAAGATATTGCTCGCGGAGCTCGACCGCTTTCCTGCGAACGAGTTTGATGTCCATGGTGGGTTGTGGAGTATCAGCCGCCACTGCGTTGAAGAGGTCTTCTTCGTTGCTCATTGTAACAATCCTATGATGAAGAAGGTTGTGAAGCAGACGACACATATTCCGGCATGAAAATAGTCTTTTTTATAGACTAGAGTACCAACGGTGATTAGAATGATACTGAGTGCTGCAACATTCATAAGCTCCTCCCTTGAGCTCTTAATATGGTACTGCAAAATTTGTTGGAAGGCAATAGGGGAGGGGGTACGTGCCCCCGAGCCAGAGGTGTGCAGCCAAGGCTCGGGGGCAGTGCGCCGACTAGGAGTGTAAAGGATATAACCACCCTGAAGCGCAACGGATACGCCGCGTACCAAGGCAATATTAACAAATTGCGGCGCTGACCGCAATACTGATAATATAGGCTAACCGAAGATCGGTTAGACTCGCACTTCAGTCTTATACACAACCAAAGACTCAATCACCCCGATTTCTTGTTTGTATTCTGTTTCTCGGGCGACTCGGTCCGCCAGTTCCCTCGCAGCGTTATAGTCTTCCATCTCCGCCACAGTTTCCTGTGTCGTGAGATTCATGACATGGTATCTCATAGTTCCCCCGTGGTGAAAACCGGTTGTGTGGGAGGACCGAACAACCGGCAAATCGGTGAGACAGCGTTCTGTGGCAGCTCTAGAGCATAGCCACCCCTCCAGCTTATTCAGCCGGTTGTTTCTCCGCCTGTTGTGTCGGAAGAGACCCGGCTGCACGTTCCAGAGCCTCGGAAATCTTGTCCCGGCCCTCGGTGTCGATGTGCTTCGCAATCAAAGTACGCAGCTCTTCTTCAAACATAGTCCGTCTCCCTTGGTTGAAAGAACCCGCCTCCCCTGAGCAGTCCAATTGTGGGATGGGGAGGCGGGCGATGCCAGACACGGCCCCGGAGTGCAACATAGATGGTCGGGGTTGAGGCCCTGTGGCAAAAAGTACCATGCCACAACCAAACGCGGAACGCAAGGGCTGATATTCTATCTATATTAATTCTTGGTTGTGTCCAGGCAATCTGCACTTTATAATAGGGGTACAGTTAAACGGAGGTTGCTATGGACTTAATGGAACAAGAACCCTGGCGCTCGGTGGTTATTTTCTTGTGTCACGACCAAGGGGATGACTTTCCGATCCCCGGTGAATTTGAATATAAACCGGGTAGAGATAGGGACATAGTAGCTGCCGAACGCTACCTCGGTAAGCTCTGCCTCAAGTTTCTAATCGATTTTTGCTGTGCGGACCAAGATGATATTAACCGCATGATCAGGGCCGGTGGCGAAGATGCCAAACGCGCCCACGAAATCGTGGATGATATATACCTCTTGATCATAGGAGAAGAGCCATGAGAAACAACTATCCGGTAGACCTGCCTATTGATCGTGATGCCAAGGCTCTTGCTCGATGCCCATGCGGTGCCATTGGTCAGCATATCGTAGGGAAAGATGTTCTCTGCATGAAATGTATGGAAAAGTGGGTGGCGAAGGCCAGAGCTACCCCGCCCAAGAGCCGAAGTGTAGCGCGGCGCCCATTTAGATCAAGCAGCGATGATGGAGGGGATGATCCCTATATAGCATGATCCCTATCTTTGCATGGCCGGAAATGCAGTACTTCATATCTGCGTACAGAGCAGAGCTGGGGACGCGGATGCACAACAAAGCGATGCAACGCAAACTGGAATCCGGCCATTGCATAGACGTGTCGGGATACCCACGTTATGGGGGAGCCTACATTTTGCCACAATTCTGGGATGGGAAAGACTATTGCAATGCTCAGACCGAGCGGTGGATCTGGAGCATAGGAAGACGCAGTGATGGTGTCATCCTCGCTAGTCATTCTACCGAATTTTACGGCAACGCGGAGTTCGAATGCTTATGGCTAAGATAACGTGGATTGCCATTGTCGCATTTGCCGGGGTGGTCGCTTGTGGGGTCACGGCATTGCTGCCTGAGCAAGGAAGCCGATCCTATAAGTTCTTGGAACAGCCCAAGCCCGTGAAGACAACCGCGCTCCCACCAGACCCGGTGCTAGATCTGTCTAAGAACACTTCGATCCCAGTGACAGATAAGACCCCTGTGCGGACCATTTCAATCCCGAAACCAGAACCAGTAGTGACTCTGCCACCTCCGGCCACACCGGAGACAGTTATTGTCGAACGACGCATTGTCGTAGGGCATCACCACAAGGGTGGAGGAGGATGCAGACATGGGGGCACCAGAGTCGCCGGCGGGAAAGCTCCCGGCAAGACGTGGCACTGTGAGTACCACCACTGATAAAGCATTCTACGGGAAGTGGAGCAAGCCCGTGAAAGAATTGTTTTCAGTTATTGCTGTGCATTCACGGGACGCACATCAGATATTAAAGCTAATGAATCCTGGCACACAGCTATGGATGATGAAAGAAGGACACCGTAAAAATCCTAATGGCATCGGTGTATTTCACGAGAACAAGCGTTTAGGGTATCTTCCCAAGTCCATATGCGACAAGATTAGACCACTAATGGAGGCAGGCAAGTTCGTAATCTGCGTTAAGACCAAGGATGGACCAGCAACCGTGAAGTTTGTAATAGGGGACGATAATGCTACAGGTACAGAAAAAGCAGTGTGATACGTGCATCTTCAAGCAGGGTCTGGGTTGGCCTATCGAAGCTTTGTTGGACGATGTTAGAGATCCAAACATGGAAGGCCATTTTCGTGGCTATCGCATCTGCCATAGTAGCAAAACTGCGTGCTGTGCTGGATTCTGGGCTCGATACAAGGATAACTTTGATCTGGGGCAAGTGGCTCAACGACTTGGGTTTGTGGAATATGTGGTTCACAAGGAGAAACCATGGGAAGACGTGGTGACGGAAGTAACGATCTCCGTAGTACAGCCGTAAAGCAACGTGAAGATGTAGAAATGGAACGGTATCGTGAAGCACAGGATGCCCATGGCACCGCAGATCGGATCTATGCAGCAATAGCGAAACACACGACCGAGCAGCAGCGGCGAAGTATTATGATTGATTTGTTAACGGTTACTGATCCAAGTCATCGTGATATTATTAGCCGATTGGTTGCGGTTCACAATGCAGGGGTGAGAGGGGAACCGATTACTACTCAGTCCCGTATATTTACACGAGTTGCCAAAATTAAACCTGGACCACGGCCCAAAGCTAAAAAGACTAATGCATCCCCTAAAACTGGTGTGGCATAATAACGCACTTAAAAACTGCTAAGGGAGATTCAAACCTTAACCCGGGGACAGGGGTAATGTGACATGGGCGAAGTTATCAGCTTCAAATACGGAGTACAAAACGTAGATGAATACATGGAATTGGTAGAAACTGCAGAAAGGTATATAGCAGAACTGCGCGTTCTTCGGATTAAGCGCGGCACGGTCAAGGGGGACTTAGCTAAAGCCGAAAGTATCCTCAAAGAAATCAAATTCTGTGCTCGGTTTAGCCCCACGTTTCGAGAGCTGAGCGTAGGCGAGTTAGAGAGCATTCTCGACGAGTTGTATGTGGAGTTAAACGAGGGGGAACCGTAACTCCAGGTTGTATTCGTGGCTTCCTTGCCTTATAATAGCCTATGTGGTACAACCTGAGAAATATACCCGAAGGCTACCGGATGGTAAAGTTTAGTGAGCACCTGGAAATCGAGGCGATATACACTATCCGGTATAGCCGGGGTAAGTTCTCCTGCGAATGTCCTCAGGGCACCAAATCACCGACGTGTCGTCATCGGGAGATGGTGCCTATATTCTGTCAGCATAGGGCCGTGGATAGTGGCAAGTTCTATTGTTACGATACAGGGAATTGGCATTCAGCATTGTAATCCATACTCATCCTGCTATAATGGTTGCAAGGTACGGGGCTAAGATGTTAAAGGATACGTGCTATGAAGAGGTTGCTTTTAGCGAGCGCAGCGGTCGTATTCGCGACCGGGGCGCAAGCGAACGGTTGGATGCGTAACTTCTGCACTGACCCAACTGGTCTGAACATTCGGAGCGGCACCAATATGGACTTCCCCATTCACGGTGCCATCCCTCCGGGCGAATTTGTAATGACCGGGCAGTGCAAAGATATGACCCCATGGTGGAATGGGCGGCAGTTTGTCGTCGGTGCCCCATGGTGCCACGTGAACTACCATGGCATTGTCGGGTGGGCTTCCACCTCGTGCCTTGAGCCAGCAGCAGCGGAAATCGCCGCTCCTGTGGTGCCTGCTCCCGGGTATGCGGGGCCAGTTGTCACTCAGCAACAGGCCAATCCTACCATTATCGTGCAGCCGCAAATCACGGTTCCGGCACCGGTGATCATTGCACCTACCGACAGCTCCAAAACTGTCACGCAAGGTGCAGAAAAGAACTAGGGGCCGCGCATCGTAGTCCCTGGGCGAGCTGGGGTGGGCCACAGTGATCCCGCGTTGTGGGGCGTGAGCCGGGGGAGTCAGCACCTCCCCCACCCCAACTAGGAGGTTTATATGGATTGGGTTTTACTCGCAATCTTAAACGGCGCTTTAGTGATTAGTGGGTGGCCGGGCGAAGCCACTTGCAATGATCAGGCCAAGCGACTTGTCGAAGGCCACAAGTTTCAAGAGGCCAAGTGTATTCATATGGATCACACTTTCGACGATGGTCGTTATCTTAAGTGGATTGTACGGTAATGCGTATCACGTATCGGTTTATCGTTTGTCCATTTTGTATCCACCAGATGTGTTGGACCAGTGCTCGGCTGCCCAACTACTGCCCGGAGTGTGGCAGGCTGATTATCGCCGAGCTAAGAAAAACGAAAATCATCCCGGAGGCTCGTGATGCGTATCTACTCAACGACGTGGTGGCGAAGAAGAAGGCGGTATCACCGTCTACTAGAGATGAGGGAGAATCGCATGGTGTTAGAAAACAAAGAAAAGCGCAGTGTGGAAGAGCACGCGGTAGCGGCACTTGAAGACTATGAAAATAAGACTGTGCCCGCGTACCTGAAGGCCGTAATGATCTGGTTGGGGAAACATAAGGGGGAAAAAGATGCTCTGCGACGAACTGGCTCACGATGAGCTAATGCGAAGTTGCATTCAAGGTTCTGCTCAGTATCAACGTGCAATTCTGGCCTCAGAAAAGTTTGTTCTGGGGCCAGACTTCGCGTTGGCTGCCGATGGATTAGTGGAAAACTACAAAGAGTTAGAGCGTATTGCTCCGTGGTGCCGATTGCCACATCCACTGTGTTGGTTCGAAGTGAGCCATGCTGACCGGGAGTTGTGGAAGGCTCGTTCTACTTTTCACTTCCCGGAGGAGCAGTTTCCACCTTCGAGAGTGGGCTACCTGCTCAAGCAAAAGGGCGATAATGCTGCTGATTTTGATGCCTATTTGTTCTGGTCACTAACCGATTTTACGAACAACGGTGGCCGACATAATATGAGTGATGGTATGGTCCATTACGACTTTACCCGGACACCTGTGCCAGATACCGAAGAATTACCGGTAGACCCTAAGTTCCCTATGTATGAAGGGCGCACACACCTAGGATGCTATGTCGATCTGGGTATGGCCCGCATCAGTCGCATGTTTCGCGATATAAAGGTCACACCAGAGCATGTTGCTGATCTGGTGCGTAGCGATTGGGCTGGTGAGATACGCTACATCATTGCAATACTTGGGCTGATTAATGCCAAGAATGTATATGAAACAGGCGATCCTATATATCGCAACCTGGATAAGATGAATAAGAAGCGTGTGCAGCAAGGGAAACACCCACTCGCTCCGCACACGCTACTTAAGATCAGAGCAATACACAAGGATAGCCTGGTGAACCGGAGGGCGGGTACCGCTACCGAAATACGCGGGCGCTTTGTTCGTGGGCACTTTAAGACACGTAAAACGGGTATCTTCTGGTGGTCTCGGCATTGGCGTGGACCGCACGACAACCCAGCCGAACCCCGACCATATAAGGTGGTGACATGAAAATCACAGACCGCAGCTACCGTGTCATAAACCCAAGCACCGAGGAAATAGCCGCGGAGATGGGTGGCACTGATTTTAGCGTCGCTATCGCCCTCTGCAACAAGCTTGCCGAAGAAACTAAGACACTCTGGCAGGTCCAAGAGACAAGAGTAATATATTCGCGTGATCCAAGCGGGAGTGGACACCATGCCCCCAAGTGAGCAACAGCTTCTTGAACTTCTCGCCGAGGCCGTAGAACTGATTGAGAATAGAACTTCGCCTGGGTGTGAATGTCTCTCGTGTGTAGCTGAACAGAAATGGCTAAGGAGGTACCGTGAAGAAACTCAGCCAAAAGACCCGTCGTCACTTAATTAGGAAGGCCCGGAGAGGCAATGCTCCGGCTAAGCAGCGCATTGAGCGAGTCCTTACGCCAGATCAACAAGCTGCGTGGAACTGGCGTTATAATCGCATCTACAACCTCGTCTTCGGTCATGGTCTGGGGCAAGTGGAAACTCTGCCAAAATCGTAACACAATCTAGCTGTATAACGGCCATATCTTTGTGGCTTTCCGTACCTGCTTGTGGTAATATGCTGACGGTACGGGGGTTTTAAAGGATGTGTGCCATGAACAACCAAAAATCTGGTGAAGGTGACCTTGAAGGTGGGGAGTCAGGACCGGAAAATGCCTAGCCATGGATTTAACCCCAATGGACCTCTCACAATGCTTAGCCATGGCGAGTCTTGTAGGATTCTGGATCAATGCTACTATGCCGAAAATCCCGGGTCTGCGAGATGTGTGGTGGGGTGCGATGATAATGTTCCTGCTATGTTGTCTGGCAGCAGGAATAATAAGACCAGACCTGCTTGGGTTCGGTTCATCCCATATGGGCTGATGGCGGTTGCATTCGTGGCCGCTATGGGCTGGATCTGTATCTACGGCCACGTCTGGGCCGTATCACATGAACCGGTGGAAGGTGGCTTGTTTGACGATTACGTTGAACTCCTACTCAGGGTGCTACGTGGTGATACTTGACATCAAACTGCCACCTAAACATCGGCATCGTGTAAGAAACCGGAACCGCGCCGAGTGGCGCGGTTCCGACGATGCTGTGACATGGACTCAGTGGTACCCACTCTATAGTAAGGATATGCTCGTTCTACATTACAATTACTATCAAGCCAGGATTGAAGTCTGTGGAGAATGGTTTACCTCCCCTATTACTTTTCGTGATAATTTATTTAAATTCTAAGTTGTATCCACCACATCTTCATAGTACCTTACACTGTGGCAACAACGCCACAGAAGGAGGTTGCTATGAGGAAACAGCTCCTGTCGCTACTAATAGCGGCTCAGCCGGGGTGTGTCTTCTATATGGATGGGCACACGGTCGCTGCTGAATCTGTGCCGCGGCCCCGGCCCAATTTCGAAATGTCGGAGCAAATTCACCAACCGATCTACATGTGGAGCTGCAACGGAACGACATGCACTCCGCCTGAACCGGGTGCTCACTGGCATCTCGGCGAGGGTAACTTCGGTGCTACTCTCAGTAAGATCGGGCTCGTGTGTTCACACCAATGCTGGAAACTTACCGGATGTCGAACCTATTGTTGGTGAAACAGTTTGTGGCGACACACTTCGACGTGGTGTGGGCTTGGATACAGTTCGGCACATTGGCCGCCTATATCACGGTCCATGCCGCGTGGACAAACCGCCACGAGAAGCGCCTTCGGGCTCTAGAGGAGCGGAAGCAATGGCATCTGCCATCTATATCGCAATTGGAGCCGCCATCGGCTGGATAGCCAGGAGCCATTTCATTAACCGAGCCTATAAGAAGGCCCGTCGTATACAGGGGAGGAGGTGATAAGAAAGATAGGGATATCTTCATGTTGCGTAATAGCCACATCTCCGCCTAAAATGTGGTATCCTTGCATAAACCATTTGCATTCCAGCCAAAAATATGCCATCGTTAGGCCACGTTACGGGGGCATCCTCACCTACACTGTAATCTGCACAAATAAGGGGACACTTTATGCAGAAGCTGAGACTATCTCTATTGGTCGGGATCGTTACGATCCCAACAATGGTACAGGCACAGACAGCGACTGGAGTTGGCGTAGGGGTTGCCAACTCTAGGTCTAATTCTGCGGCTGCATCTCGTTCAAACGCGGTTGCTATCTCTGGGCAAGGTGGAAGGGGCGGCAACGCTCGCTCCAATGCCACGGCTACCGGCAATGGAAACTCCACTGTCAACATTGGTGGGGCCACGACTCCAGCATTTTCGGCACAAGATATCAATCAACATGGGTCCATCAGCAACGTCCCCAATGCCTATGCTCCAGGGCTAACCGCAGCAGGATTGGAAACGTGTCTTGGATCTGTTAGCCTCGGGGCCTCGTGGCTTGGCACTGGAATTACAGGTGGTGGAACTATTCCAGACGCGGGCTGTTCAGCGCGATTAGATGCGCGCACGCTCTGGAGCTTCAATTTGAAGAAGGCCGCAATTGCCCGGCTATGTCTCATGCCCGACATATACAATTCGATGCCTGAGGTGTGCCAGCAATATCTGCCTCACTATGCAGTCACGACTGTGTCAGTTTCGCCGGCAGGGTACGGTGAATACCGACCTGCATCCGAGGCGGACTACCAACAATATTCCGGCGGCCCTGTTGAGGTGTACGACAGGAAAGGTCGCCTCCGCACTTGCAACGACTATGACGTTACCGAGCGACGCTGCCGCGCTTGGGCTCGTTCTGCGTCTATCTCACGGCAGCCATAAGGAGTACGGTATGAAGTTCCTGACTATCGCTCTGTTAGCTACGACCGCGGCCTTTGTCCCTCCGGGGGCCAAGGCTGCTTCCACTCTCGCCATTGGCACTGGTTTCTCAACTGGAACCGCGGCCACGACTCAACATGCTGCAACAACTGGAACCGCGGCAGCGGGTGGTCTTTCTACCGCCACCACGACCCAGATGGGCGCTGGTATCGCAGTCAACTCTCCTGTTGGCAGCACCTCCGCTGGTATTGGAGCATCGGCGGGCAACGCGGGCTCAATTAACGGTGCTTTCAGCATCGGTAACGGGACCGCCAACAGCAATGGTGCCGGAGCCCAGGTCGGCGTCGGTGTGGGCGCTGGGTTCACCAACGTCCTCCCTTAATTTGGTGGAAGCTTAACGAGGAAGATTTACCGCCTCGTTAGGGGCAGCGGTGGGAAACCACCGCTGTCCTTTTTATTTTGACATAATCATCATTGTAATCACAACCTCATTATATTACCCTATGGGCATAACGCGGTAAACACGAACAGGAGGTTGTGTTATGCGACTATATGACCATAGGCGGAACTGGTGGATTAACGGCCAGTTCATTCGCGCCGATCTGCCCAAGGAGATCCCGGTGATCTTCGAACATCGGGTGGATTGGACCACTCGTACGTTTCACGAGCCGGGTGCCGCACGCACGAAACAGGACCCACGCAGCATCAAACTCATTGCCTTTGCCAAGCAACACGGCATGATCGCCGTTCGCTTCGTCAAGGACAACCAAGTGGAGTTTGTGGGCATTTTCAAGCTGCTCGACTTTGCGCATGGCCCGCGGCGCGGTGGCTCAGGCGACGATTGGATTAGCGGCCGCCTCGGTGAGACGGTGTGGGCTGCCAAGACGCCCAAGTCCGACAATCACTTGAGCCGATACTACGGCGCAGTGTCGTTCACACTGTAATACGGGGACCCGGCAGTAGCCGGGTTCTCCGCTGGGGTGATTATTTCATAGCATTATGTGATTGCATTGATAACCTCATCATAGTACACTGTGGTTGTAACGCAAACACATGAGGTGTGCTATGGAACGAACCCCCAAAATTCTCCTCGTGTGCGCCGCGACTGCCACGGGCGCATTAGGAATGGCATTAGGCTTTTCTCTGCCGATGCCAGCAAACGCAGGTGAACAAGATGCCATGGTCGGCCAGACATTTGTGGTCACCGAGGACAAGTGGTCGTGTTCAACGTATGAGGAGCACAACAAGCTTTCTCATGCTGTCGAATATGGCACCTTGTTCGATGTGAGCCGGGCCGCGTCAGAAGCCAAGGAGTGCATGGTCTTGCACAAGGGCGACCAAGTTCGCGTAGTGTCCACCGAACCAATAGTCTACTTCAAGTCAGGCAAGCGCACGTGGTCGGCGGAAGTGCAGTTCGCTTCTTATCCGTACCATGTCAAAATTGATATTGAGTTCCTGGAAAAGCCGGGGACTCGGGCTACCAGTGGGACCACCGAGGTTGCCAAAGGATGCCACACGCTCGACGGTGCTTCCTGCTAACGCAGGAAGTGCTTAGGTGATATTGTCATCCTTGCATTCCATGCCTCATAGTAGTACCATAGGCTTGTGCAGCCATACATGAACATATAAAGGATAGATGTCATGCTTAAGAACAAGTGGGGCCGATACATGCAACAGCACGAACTGTATCCGTTGCTGGGCATCCCGGCTGGTGGACATTTGCCTGCCGATGGCTGGCTGTGTCGCGAGGTTACACACGAGGGTTACACGCGCAACTTCAAGTGCGCTCCGGCTACTACCGATGGCCGTCGTAGCAAGCATCGTGTTAAGTATCTCTGCACCTGCGGCGAGTGGATACCGTTTGGTCGAGCTGGCCAGCACCTTAAAGCGAAGGGGCATGTGTGATGGATAGCCAAGACCTCGCATGGAGGCTTGCTAAGCGAGCCATCGAGAAATCCGACCAGCTTACCAAGGAAGAATTGACTAATGTGTTGCGTCGGATCGAACTGAACCTGCGGCCAATAGGGAGATGTGTTATGATTGAACAAACTCACACGCTGTACGAGCTGGGTGCGGTTGAGTTTCCCATGCTCTGCGCCCTTCGCACACTAACCCTGAGCCTGAGCAACACAATGCAATCGGCTCCAGGCTGTACTTCACAGTTTACGGTGGAGAAGTGGCGTGAATATGAGGCCATTTGTGCCCGGATGCACGTCACCGACTTTGTGGACATTGCCACATGCACAGAGCGTGGCGATGCCATAATGGATGTTGAGTTCCCCGGCTGGTCCGATGATTGGGAGTAATGGCCATGGCAAGGAAGTGGGAAGTGGTGATTACGAAGCCCATGCTTCAATCTAAAAACGATTACCCGCATAACTTCTTTCCGCGCGGGTGTCACTACGTTAGGGATGCCAAAGATCTGGTGGAAGAAGTTCGCCGCAAGGGTGGCGATGCCGAGGTAAGGAGAGTGAGCAATGCGCAACGCACTCTGTAGTGGATTCAATATGCCTCCGGGCTGTTTCCCCAAAGATATACCCGGCTATTACGATCAGCCGTGCGATGTCTGTGGAAATATGCCAGACGATTGCATATGTCCCGAATGTCGTTGGGGCCATGGTCCCGGAGATCCACACTGCTACACCGATCGGTGTGGTATGGTGAAAAGCGCGAATCAATTGGCGACATATGCGAACAATGCCGCCAAATGGAAGGGCGACGTGGGTGGCCCTGAAGCAATGATGTTCCCAGATGACTATTACTGGAACCACATCTTTTGTTGCTGGATGCTGGAGCCCATGTGGATAGGGTGGGGCGAGCAGGCCGAGCCCACGGACAATGCCGACACGATGGAAACCTACGGAGAAATATCCGGTTATTAGCCGGGTATTTCACGCTTGCGTTGAGTATTTCATCCTAGTATTATGGGGCACAACACAGGCTAAAGGAGGTTGTTATGGACGTGTCAATCGCATTTCTCGCCGACTGTTTGGATGATGAGTATGCCAGGATAGACTTCCCTGGTAACGAGTCAGACTTTCCGCCCGATGGCTTGGGCGATAAGCATCTCACCGATATCGTAGATACCGAAGGGGTAATCAAAATTCAATTTGATTATCCCCTGCGGTCCCCCGTCATCTTCGACTTCCACCACGAGGGTGGGTTCACTCTCGACAACTTTCTGTACGCTGTCGGCAAAGGATACAAGCGCATATACGATGAGGAAGACCAGGGGCAGCGCGCACCGACATGTGCTGAACAGGGCGGGTTCTTGCTCAACCGCGTGCAGACAGATGGCCCATATGGGATCTGGGGGCACGTCATTGAGGATCTGGTAATTGTGGGGATGGACAAGCGCGAAGGAGTGTGGCATCTGGACATCTGCTCATGAGGCTATTTGCCTGGATGTGTAGGTGGATAGGGCACAACTGGCAGATGGAGTTCCACCCAGGCCACGGCCTTCGGTGGTTCTTCGTCTGCTCCAGGTGCGGAAAGAAGCAGGGCGATATGCCCTGAGCCAATTCATGCTTGCGTTGAAATATTCCATGTATTACGCTAGGGGGTAGCAGGCAATAGGGGAACACCAAATGAATGTAGTATCACACACCGACCCACCATGCTGTGATGGGCTTCGCCAATACCCACATCTGTACCACCTCGCCCGGCTCATATGGATGGACCAGAGATACAATGAGCCATATCTGGGCAATACACTACCGGAAGAATTGGCAGAGGCAGAACTTTCTCTTGCCGAGATACCATATAGTGTCGTGCTCGCATACGTGACACTCGATACTATAGATGTGCCAAGTCGCTTAGATAGGACTGTGCCAGATGTTATGACCAAGGTCCACAACCTCTTCTGCGAGCTTGGCATCGTCGAAAACACATGAGGTACAATAGCGGGGCTTGCGCTCCGGGCCGGGTGGGGCGTAGGCTGTTACACTTTTGTAATCGTTACAAAATCAGTCCGGGCTCCTGTCCCCACAGGAGCCCGGTATTGCGATTCAACCGAGGTTCAACCGAGGTTCAACGGAGACTATCTCGTGACTACCAGCACCATATATAGCACCTCTGCGGTTGGATTGCAAGTAGTAATTTCGGGGGAACACG